TCGCCGACCCAGAGGAAATGAGTGTAGAAGAAGGCGCAGAAGGACAGGAGCCCGCCGAACCTGTGAACAGTCCGGAACCCGACACGACGGGAGAACAAAGAAGAAATCAGGATGCGGCCTTTGCGGAAATGCGCAGAAGGTATGAAGAAGCCGAAAGGCGGTCACAGCAGATACAGGCACAGCTTGCAAGAACGACAGGCGTGCTTCGCGAAATGGGATTCAGAGGCGATACCGACGATTACGTTATCGATTCGGCCCTTGCCCACATGCAGGGAAGATCCGTCGAGGATGTAAGAGCCGAGAGGCTTTCCGCACAGCAGGCGCAGTTTCAGAAGGATGCCCTTGTAAACGAGATACAGGAGCTTCGAGGCAGGGAAGCGGCGCGGATGGAGGAATACGACATAAGCGTATTCTCGAAGCTGGACCCCGATATTAAGTCAATGGCCGACATAGGGGCGAAATACCCCGAATATTTTACGGCGCTGCAGAGATACGCAGGCACCCAGGAATTTCTTAAACCCGAGCTTCGGGAAACTCTTTTCAGGGCGGCTATGGAAACAAGGCAATCGAAAGAAGCCACCGTACCGCCCAAGATCGGGAAAGTCAATGTAAAGACGGAGACGGAGAGAGATTACTTTACCAACAAAGAGCTGGACAATCTGACCGGAAAAGAGCTTGACGATCCCGTATTACTGGAAAAGGCCATCAAGAGCCTTACGAAATTGAAAGCAAAATAAAAGGAGCTGATAATAAATGAGTTACGCAAATTTCAAACCCGTTATTTGGAGTAAGAAAATCGAGCACGAATTAAAGAAATTCACGGTTTTCAAAGAAGACTGCGATTTCCGTTTTGAGGGAGACGCAGGCAGAGGAAAAACAGTCAAAATCTTAGGCGTTGGCAAACCCACAATCGGTACATACACAGGATCTTCAATCGGAACACCCGAGACAGTTCCCGACAGTTCAGTATACCTGAAGATCGACCAGGCTAAATACTTTAATTTCCAGGTAGATGATGTTGACAAAGCACAGGCAATAGACGGGCTTATGCCCGCATACATGGAAGAAGCAACAAGAGGACTTGCGGAGGTTGAGGATTCCTTCATCGCACAGCAGTTAGGACAGAACGCAGGTTCCGCGTCCGCTTCCACATCCATCACAACAGCAGACGGCATGAAAACAGCTATCGACAACGCATTCGTTTATCTCTGGAACAACGGTGTTTCCAACAAGGATAAAGTTACAATTTACCTCACACCCTGGGCTTACAATCTTTTCAAAGACAAACTGGTTGCACTCAAGACCGACAACGACGATCTTATCGCAAAGGGCGTTGTAGGACTTTACAATTCCGCTAAAGTTAAAATGACAAATAACATTTACAACGACGGCACAGACGATTACATAATCGTTAAGACATCAAAGGCTTACGCTTTCTGCAATGGTATCAACGAGACAGAGGCTTACAGACCCGAGACATTATTCTCTGACGCCGTAAAAGGTTTAGACACCTACGGCGGCAAAATGGTGCGCCCTAAAGAGTGCTACTGCATTAAGGCGCATAATTCTTAATTTATCGGAGGTGAATACACATGGCACAGGTATCAATCACAAACGCAACACTTGCATATAACGCAGCGACAGCAGTTCCCACAGCGACAGCCTGCACAAGCGCAACAGACGGCGCGGCAATCGACTATACAGGAAAAGAGGACGGCAGAATCCTTCTTATCCTCAACAACAAAGCGGCGTCAGGCTCTATCAACGCGAAGATCCTCAAAGGCAACGGCCTTCAGGGTACAGCAGACCTTACAATCGCGATTACTGCGGCAACACCCAAAGCAATCGTAGTAGAATCTGGAAAGTTCGTAAACGTAAGCGGCACCAACAAAGGCAAACTTATTGTCAACGGTTCCACGGACTTAACGGTTATTGCAATCGAGCTTCCTTAATAGCGAGAAAATGACGGGGACTTCTTGACGGGTCCCCGTTTTTTTTGGAGGTGACGACAAAATGACGGATCTCGACCATCAGAGGATAGCGCAGTACCAGCAGGCTTATAACGCCGCCAAAGCGGCAGGCGACAAGGCGGCTATGGAAGCGGCGCACCAGGGCGCGGAGGCCGTGAGAGCGTCCTACGGATATTCCGGAGGCGCGGACGGCAGCCAGAAGATCGCTTTATCCTCGGCAGGAAACAATAACAACAGCGGAGTAAACAATAATCTTTACGCGGGATATTTGAACACAGTCAAAGAACAGCAGGAGCAGGCACAGCAGAGATACGCACAGATGCTGGATTATTCGCAGAACGCTTATAATCAGATGCTTAAAAACGCCGTAGCGGCAAACAACGCGGCGGCGACACAGCAGATCGCAAGGCTGAACAGTCAGAAAACCGACGCCCAGCAGGTATACGACAACAACGCGAGACAGGCGTATATCACATATATGCAGGGACAGCAGAAACTTCCCCAGATGCTTGCGGCAAGCGGACTGACCGGCGGAGCGACGGAGACGGCGAATCTCGGACTTATAACGAATTACAACACCAACCTCGGGAACATCAATAACGAGAGAGCAAATGCTTTACGCAGCATTGACGATAATATAAATTCCGCTATCTATCAGGCGGAAATGGACAACGCAAACGCGGCATATTCTAACGCCGGAAGCGCCCTCAATTCCTATCTGGGAATAATGGGGAACGCCATGGACACGGATTACAACTATAATTCCCTGTACGGCAACGCATACAGCAACTATATCAATCAGGATAACTACTTGAGAGAGTATCAGGATCAGCTTGCGAACCAGGCTTATGAGCGGAGCATAGCGGCCCAGAACACGGCCTATGAACAGGCTCTTACAAGGCTGAAACTGGGCGTTGCGCAGGAAAGCGACCTTGCGACTTTGGGGATGACGGCAAACGACTATAACACATATCTCCTCGAGAATTTCGGAAGGGATATTGACGGTAACTACGTTGTCCCACTGACCGGTGGTAGTTCCGGCGGAGGCGGAAGCTCGGGAGGATCGGGCAACAGCAGAAGAAGATATTCTGACGGCGGCGGAGGAGATACGGATTCCGGAGATGCGATATTAGGTTCCGATGCGTGGGCATTGAACTTGGCGCGCGCGGCTAATGCGGCAGGAACAACACCGGAGTATTATTTAACAAATTTGTATAACATAGGACAGTTAAAAGGACAGGAGAATTTGAAGAAACAGGTTCAGGCCTATGCAGAGGCGGAATCGAGGATTAAGACGACTAAAGCGGAGGCACAGGCGGCTAAAAAAGCGGCCGGCACCGGAAGCACCGGAAGCACAAAGGGAAATCCCATTGAGAAAGTAATAGATTCTCTTTACGATCACGGACAGCTCAACGCTACACAGGCAAGCAATTTATATGACAAACTTGTGAGATAAGGAGGCGGTAATATGCCTTTAGTAAATCTTATGCCGTCGGGCAAAAAGAAGAATAATAAAGACAAAGACGAAGTGAACAAAACGGCTTCGGTAATAACCGACCCTTATTATGCGCACAAAGCTCAGGCGCAGGGGAAGACGGTAACGGCAGACCCTTATTATGCGCACAAGGAACAGGCAAAGGAAACGGCACAAGTACAGTCCGCGCAGACGAATACTGCCGACAGGAAAGCGAAAACGGCGGCGGTAATAGACGCAGTGACGCAGGGCGCAAAAAGCGGAGATTCCAAAGCAAAGCTCAGCGGAGAAACAAAGAAAGCCGACAAGACCCAGACGAAACGGAGCACGGCCTTTGAAGGCAGTTCGGGCAAAAGGTCATACCAGTATTACCAGAATGCCATAGCCGATGCAAAGACGGCGGAGGACAAAGAGAAAACGAAAGTCCTGAAAAACGAATACACACAGTTCAAGACAGACCGGTATTACAGCAAACAGAACGCTCTTAAAAACGCCCTGGCAAAACAGGCGGGAGCGGATCCGGAGAAGTCGGCTTTTGTGGATAAAGGGCAGAGAATATACGACGCCATGACGGCGGACAAAAACAAGCCCCGATTCGGCATAAACATAAACACATCCGGCAATAATTCCATGGACGACGCATTCAATACGCGGTTCAAGCTGGGAAACTTCACAGAGGACGAGAAAAACACTTATTTATATCTCCTCGGTAAAAACGGATGGGCGTCCGCGGACGCTTACGAAAAACTTCTGGAACGCGACACAAACGCGCGGAAAGCGGAAAAAGAGACTGAGTTTTTCAGAAACTATGCCCACGAAAACAAAATAGCAGGAGTAGGGCTGAACGCAACAGCAAGCCTTTTGGGGACATCCGGACTTGCGGACACGGTGATCCGCGGAGTACAAAACGCAAGGCGGCCCGATGAGGAATTTGAACCGGCGGACAAAAACAGAGCGGCTTTCCTTCCCACACGAATACAGGAGGCGGCGACAGAGGGCATAACTCAGGACATACAGTCCGAAAAAGGCAAGTTTGCGGCGGAGATAGCGTTAAGCACGATTAATTTCCTTGCAAGCGCGGCTTTAGGCGGAGGCGCGGCGTCTCTTGCGGTAATGGGCGGCAACGCCGGAGCAGGCGGAGCATACGAGGCAATAGAGAGAGGGGCTTCACCGGAGCAGGCGGCATGGATAGGCTGTATCAATGCGGCGGCAGAGATAGCCCTTGAAAAGGTGCCTTTGGAGAGTTTTGGGAAGCTGGCATCAGGGGAAGGCAAAGAAACGCTGATAAAAGCTATCCGGAAAATGGCGGTGGAGGAAGGCTTAGAAGAAGTCGGCACCGAATACCTTAATCTTCTGGGAGACCGCGTCGTTATGGGCGACAAGTCCGAAATGAACCAGTTCATAAGGGATATGAAGGCAGAAGGCGCGACAGACGAAGAAGCGAAGAAAGCGGCTGTCTGGGAATTTGTTATCAAAGGTCCGGCGCTGGCGTTCGCAGGCGGCGCAATATCCGGCGCAGGAATCGGCGCGGCAGGCGCAGGGATCGGCAGGCTGATGAACACGAATGCCATGATAGACACCATAGCCGAAGCCGTAGCGGAAGAAAACGGAATAAGCAAAGAGGAAGCTCTGAATGTGGTTCAGGAAGCCATTGAAAGAGCAGGAACGGAAGAAACGGCGGAAGTTCAGCCGGAAGCTCGGACCTTGACGGATATTGACGAAGAAACGAGGGCACAGCTTATAGAAGCGGTGAAAGAGGACACGGGGATGTCCGACGAGGAAGCAAGAGCGGCAGTGGAAGAAGCTATTGCCCAGACGGGAGATAACATCGCGGAAAGGGGAGAAAATCTCACGGAAACGGGAGAACCTGAACCCGAAAGGATCTGGGAGAGAGCGGCCAGAGAACAGGCGAAGTATGACGCGGAATGGGAAAGAACACATCCACAGGAGGTGGTACAGGCGGAGCCGAGCACTCAGGAGATACTTCAGAACGCCGAGGAATACGAACAGGCAAGACAGGCGAAGATAAGAGAAGACGCAGTAGCACGGCTGGCCGTAAACAAGTTCCGCGAGCAGTTTGGCGCGTATAGAGGCACTGAGCTTGACGCGGGCGTTGAGAGCTGGATAAATCAGGAGATAGAAAAAAACGGGATCCCCGAAGCCTTTGCACAGAAGCCGGAGGATTATGCGGATTATCTTGCGTGGAATCTTGCGGAGAAGGCAAAACAGAATTATCCACAGGCACAGGGAATGACCGTTGCGGGAAAAATGGAGAACGCACTCAGGGCGGCATTAACCGAGCTGAGCGGCAAAACATACACAGAAAACGAAGCCGGACGGCCGGCGCAGACAGAACCAAGGATAAACAGAAAACAGGTGCTTTCCGAGAACCCCGAAGGAGCAGAGGCCTTTATAAAAGAGAATTACAGCAAAGGCGCAAACGGGCTCTGGGGAAGCGAGGTATACAATGACAAAGCGGCTCTTGACGAGGACACGGCAATCGGCCAGAGGGCAGAAGGCGCAAAGAGAAACTTTCAGGAGAAAGAAGATGCGATCCGCAAAAGAGAAAAGAGAACGGGCAGGAGCACTTTTACAGAGGACGAATGGAACACTCTTAACGAGCTTTCAAAGGATATTCTGAAAGTCAGCGGAACAGCCGACGAGAACATAAGGGCTCAGGTAACGGAGAACGTAATAAGCCAGATATTAAGAGGCGACGCGGCGACTTTCCCCACAGGGGACAGCGTAACGGTGCCGAGGTGGGTCAACAACAATCTTATAGCGGAGCTTTTACCCTTTCTTGTCGAATACGACGCGGCAACGTCTCAGTATGCGGAGCGGTCCGGAGCTTTAAAGGCGGCGGCCGGAATACTGGCGGACAGGGCGGCGCCTGCGTTTGACAACGCAAGAGATCTGAAAACGCCCTTGTCTTATTACCTGCTTTCTCCTCAGAGGGTGTTTGACAGTATATTCCGTGATATGCCTGCTACGGCAAAGTGGTTCAACGAGAACTTTGCGGACCCCATAGGAAAGAACACGGCGAACGCGGACAGAATGAGGAACACCGTATTCCGCAGAGTGGGCGATCTGGGGATAGAAACGAACAAGAAACATCTTTATCATCTGGAATTTGCAAACAAGGATAATGTGGCCGTTATCGGGGATTTCAACGAGAGCGGAGTTCTGCAGATTTACGGAGAAGGGCTTATTAACGACGCAAAACTGGAGAGTCTTACGGACAAGCAGGGCAACGCTATTGACGCGGACAAGATACGCCATGCAAAGGACGTTATTTCCGCTGAATATAAAAGGCTCCTTGATTCCATTAATGCGGTCCTCGTGGAATACGGGTATACGCCGTCAATGGAGGTCAAGGACTATTTCCCTCATTTCAACGAAGAAGACACAAATATGTGGCAAAAACTCATGAGGGCGGCGGGATATGAGCCGAATGTGACACAGCTCCCGACCAACTTACAGGGCAAAACGGAAAAGAACAAACCAGGCAAACAGTATTTCGGGAACATCCTGAGAAGGACCGGAGACACGACCACTTATGACGCAATAGGCGGATTCCAGAAATATGTAAATGTGGCAAGCGATATTATATACCACACAGGCGACATTCAAAGATTCCGAGCTCTTCAGAGAGCCGTCGAGGACAGGTACGGCGAGAGCCAGTTAAACAGCGAGCTGAGGGATGTTCAGGATTCAAGAATACGCGGAAAAATGAATGTTCCGGAGTATTATGAGGCAAAGAACCAGATAGAGGAAGAAAGGGCAAAAAGCCTGTCTAAAATGTCTAATTTCGTTCAATGGACACAGGAGGAGGCAAACCTTCTTGCAGGCAAGCAGTCCTTTTTGGACAGAGCTATGGAACGCCTTTTCGGCAGGATGTCCCTGAGACACGCTGAAGAAGTTATGAGAAACTTTGCCAACAACACAGTAGGCTTTAACGTGAACACGGCGCCTACGAACCTTATCCCCCTGTTCCAGGACGACACGAACCCTAAATATAAGCTGAAAGCGATCAAAGAGATAGTGGAAAACGGGCTGAATGTCGACGAAATGATAGACAAGTCGGACTTCCTTACCAGAAGATACGGCACAAAGCCCCTTGTTATGACGAAGATGCAAAACATACGGCAGAAGGGCTTTTTCCTTATGGAGCTGGTAGATCGTTTTACGGCGAGAAGCCTTGTAAGAGCGCGGTATTACCAGAACCTTGACGCAGGAATGAGCGAGGATCAGGCGCTTGCCGAAGCGGACGATCACGTTGCAAGAGTTATGGTGGACAGGTCAAAGGGCATGATACCGACGCTGTTTCAGGCGAAAAACCCGCTTATAAGGGCATTAACCATGTTTCAGGTAGAGCAGATGAACCAGTTTCAGTACGCTTTTATGGATATACCCAGACAGAACAGGGATAAGGCTGTCGGAGCGGTGGCAGCCGCAATATTCAGTATGTTTTTCGGCAGTTTCATTTACAATGAGTTATTGGAAAACGTGACACACAGGAGAGCGGCGGCAGACCCCATAGATATTGCCTGGCAGGCGATCAATGATTACAAAGGCAGAAAAAGATCAAACCTGCTCCAGGTAGCCCTTGCAGGAGAGGACCTTTACACACCGGAGGATATAACGCCGGAGGAAGCGAGGGACAATCTTATTAAAAACATAGCGCAGGAAGTTCCTGTTCTCGGCAGTATTCTCGGCGGCGGCCGTGTGCCTATATCAGAAGCTATGCCGGATAAAAATGTAATAAAAGACTATTCGGGCGATATGTGGGATTCGCCGAAGGCATTCAGTAAGGTTATGAAGGAATGGGCAAAGCCCGTTACTTATCTGGCGTCGCCTGTCGGCGGCGGAGTTCAGGCCAAAAAGACTATCGAAGGATTATCTGAAATGGCGGAAGGCGGAAGCTATATTTACGACAAAGAAGGCAATAAAAATCTGCGTTACCCTGTGGATAACTCAAACCCTATGGACTGGGTGAAAAATGCAGTCTGGGGCAGGACAGCGTCCGAAGGCTATCAGCAGTGGAAGAAAAGCGGATATCCGAACCTGAGCAAAGATCAGACAGCGGCTTACAAGAAAATAGTGCAGAACGGCTCCATGAGCTACGATCAGTTTATGTCTGCGATATATTCTATGGGACAATACACCAAGAAGAACGAGAAGGCGCGGGCTCTTTACGATCTGGACGGGCTTTCGGCTGCACAGAAACAGGAGCTTTGGGAGGCGTTGACGAATTATTCTACAAAGGCGGAATATGTGCCTGATTTCAGGCAGAACAAGAAGGATTTCTATAAAACGTGGGAGGTGACGAGTGAATGACAATAGCAGAGCTTAAAGTTAAAGTTATGGCGGAGCTGGACGAGATAGATTCGGCGAACCTGACGGCGAATATCGGGGACTACATAAACAAGATGTACCCGATAATCGACACGGTACAAAAGGAGCTGGCGTTTCTTACATGCCCTGTGAAAGCTGTTGCGAGCGTAACGGCTTCCGGCGGTGAGCTGACACTTCCGAGCGACCTTTACGAGCTGAGAAAAATAACAGATTCGACAACAGGCGAGGCGCTGCACGTGGATTATAAGAGCAACAGAGTATTGCAGGGAGTGCCCGACGGCACTTATAAAGTGGAGTATAACGCTGTTCCCGTGACTATCGACGCAAATACGGAGGATTCATACGCGCTTCAGATAGACGAGGAAGGATGCGAGGCTCTTGTATTCGGAGTGTGCGCGCTGATCTGCATTAACGACGAGCCGGACCTTTACGCAATATACGTCAACAAATACAACGAATACCGACAGAACATAGTTGACAGGCGACAGACCCACGGATTTGTAACGATCACAGGAGGGATTGACTTATGATAACCAAGGAAATCAATGTGAAGTCCATCCCCAAGAAAACCATAGTATACAACAAGTTCCGAGGCGTGGACTTTTCGACGGACCCTTCTCTTGTGGACAGGAACAGGAGCCCTTACGCAGTGAACATAATTTCAGATACTGCCGGAATGCCAGAAAAGCGGTTAGGCTGGAGATGTATTCACGACCTGACGGCAGGCGAAAAGGGCGTCAACGGCCTGTATTACGGAGACATCGGCGGTCAGGGCGGAAAGATGATGATAGCTCATATCGGGACAAATCTCTATCATTTCTCCGACAGTTACATCACGCAGATATATACAGGACTTTCGGATCAGAAATCATGCGGCTTTTTTATGAAGGACGAAACGACGTCCTATTTTTATATAATCTGCAACGGGAACTACCTGAAATACGATGGAAACAGCGTAACGAGCGTATTGACAGATGCCTATATCCCGACGGTGCTTATTTCCAAGAACCCCGACGGGACAGGCGGAACGGTTTATGAGAGCGTGAATCTGATAAGCGATTCACGCTGCGAGAGCTTTTTAGGCAACGCGAACGACACTGATTATTATCTTGCGGTAAAACCCGTTACCAGTATAGACAAGGTGGAGATAAGAAACGCCGCGGGAGAATGGACGACAACAACAACAGGGTTCACAGCAGACACGACAAACGGCAAGGTCGCTTTTACGGCGCCCCACGCGCCTATTGTTGCCGGACAGGACAATGTCCGCATTACGTACAAAAAGACAGTCAGCGGATATGCAAACAGGATCTTGAAATGTACTATCGCCTGCAAATACGGGTACGGCAGCTCAAACAGGGTATTCCTTTCGGGGAATCCCGATTTCAAGGCCTACGACTGGTACTCGGACATATACAGACCGGACTATTTTCCTGACACGGCTTTTTCGGTGGTAGGCGATGACAACACGGCGATCATGGGATATCAGAAGGTCGGGAAATACCTTGTTATCGTGAAGGAGAGCAACAACCAGGACTCAACTATCTTCCAGAGATGGGGAGGCCTGGACGAGGACGGAAATATACAATTTTACATAGAGCAGGGCGCCGCGGGTATCGGAGCAATAGCAAAGGGCGGATTCAGTACGTTATTAGACGAGCCCTTGTTTTTATCCACAAGGGGCGTTATGGCGATAACGACGACAAACATCCTGGCAGAGAGGACCATTCGGAACAGGAGCTTTTATATAGACAGCTTTCTTTTAGCAGAGCCGAATCTTAATGAGGCGGTCGCCTGCGAATGGAACGGCTATTATTTGGTCTGCGTTAACGGGAACTGTTATGTGCTGGACAGCAGAAATAAGAGCTACCGGAAAAATCACAGCTACGACGGGACGGATTATCTATATGAGGCGTATTACTGGAACAATATTCCGGCAAACTGTTTCCTTTCTGTGGGAGAGGAGCTGTTTTTCGGGACAGCGGACGGCAGGATATGCAAGTTCAACACGGATAAGAATACTCTGGACAAGTACAACGATGACGGATTCAAGACAGATCCTGACGACGGAAGCGACGGCACCGCCATTGTAGCGGTATGGTCTACGACAAACGACGACGACGGAGCGTCTTATTTATACAAAACTATGCAGAAAAAGGGCTGTTCTATCACGATCAAGCCCTTTTATAAATCTTCGGCGGAGATCTACGTTGTCAGAGACGGCAACGGAGAGACTTTCGTCCGGCAGGCTTTCTTTGTAAAACAAGAGGCTATGGACATTTTAAGTTTCTTTGATGTGGACTTCGAGCGATTTTCGTTTATTACGAACGATTCTCCGCAGGATATATATCTGCGAAAGAAATTCAAAAAATACAAAAGATTACAATTCGTAGTGCGGAATGCAGAAAAGAGCGAAGGTTTCGGAATATATCAGATAGCAAAGACCTTTACGGTAGGCAACTTTGCGAAGAAATAAGAAAGGAGGGACGATATGTCTTTATCAGATCATAAAATTACGAGCTGGACGCAGGACGTTTCCTCCATGCCCGACAGGCCGTCTGCTTCCGGCTGGACATCATCACAGGTTAAGGCCGGATTTGACTCTAACAGTAATCAGCTGAAGGACGCGATCAACGGACTTATTGACGATTTAGAACCCGCAATAGAGGGAGATCAGGCGGTATTTATCGCGGTTTATAACGTAACGGAATCAGCGGATATTGAGGCTGCGTATCAGGCCGGAAATGTCGTACTGGTAAAAAACGGAATACAGTTCGGCATTATGGACCTTAGAAATTCCGCCACATCGCACCACTTTATTGTTACGCACGGGAATACATACTATAACCTGATATGCGACAGCGACACATGGTCTGCAAGCTCATTACAGACTTTGGCGTCCATAGCAAGCCCAAATTTTATAGGGACACCGACAGCGCCGACGGCGTCGAGCGGCACCAACACAACACAGCTTGCAACGACAGCTTTCGTACAGGCGGCGATCTCGTCCAAGGCTCCGCTGGCGTCTCCCGCGCTGACAGGAACGCCTACGGCGCCCACAGCGAGCGCAGGCACAGACACAACACAAATAGCGACTACGGCCTTTGTGAATGCGGCAGTCAATAATATAGACAATATATATATAGCTGATTATGCCGACGCTGACGGGGCAGAGATAATGGCAGCGCACGAAAGCGGGAAAGCGCTGTTCCTGCACCTGCCGGAAACAGGATACTGGTTAGGGAGAACGCCGGAAATGGTAATGCCTTTGTACGGAATACGGGGCGACGGTTTTCCGTCATACGATTTTTACTTCGGCGCAGCGGACACTACGGGGATGTGGTCTGTACTTATTAAATACAATCCAAGCTACCATACCACGTTTAAGGATGAGCCAATGCACTTTGAGTTTGTGGGCACATCCGGCGGGACCATGACAGGGGCATTAACCCTTTCGGGAGCGCCGACGCAAAACCTTCACGCGGCAACAAAGAAATACGTAGACGACGGATTATCCGCAAAACAGAACACTTTAACATTTGACGACAGCCCGACTGAGGATTCGGCGAACCCCGTAAAATCCGGCGGAGTATATACGGCCTTAGAGGGCAAGCAGGACGCAGTTTCCGCCAGCGGAATTTTAAAAGGCGACGGAGACGGAGGCATTACAGCGGCAACAGCAGGCACCGATTATCAGGCTCCATTAACTGCCGGCACAGACTATCAGACACCGTTAGTTGCCGGAACGGACTATCAGACGCCTTTAACAGCCGGCACAGACTATCAGACACCGTTAGTTGCCGGAACGGACTATCAGACGCCTTTAACAGCCGGAACGGACTATCAGATACCGTTAGTTGCCGGAACGGACTATCAGACGCCTTTACCTTCCCAGACGGGCAACAGCGGAAAGTTTCTTACTACTGACGGCACAAACATGAGCTGGGCAGCCGCAGGAGGCGGCGGAGGCGGAGCGGGACTTCCCGACCAGACAGGAAAATCGGGGAAATTCCTGACGACCAACGGGACGGACGCAAGCTGGGGAGATATACCGTCGGATTCCACTAAACAGGCGAAGATCACGGCAAACGGACTTCTGAAAGGCGACGGGAACGGCGGAGTGAGCGCGGCGGTTTCGGGTACTGATTATCAGGCTCCTTTGACGGCAGGCACCGATTACCAGACGCCGTTAGTAGCGGGTACAGACTATCAGACGCCTTTACCGTCACAGAGCGGAAATTCCGGAAAGTTTTTAACGACGGACGGATCAGCTATGAGCTGGGCGGCGGTAACGGCTTCGGGAGTAGGAGCGCTTCCTATATCCGGAGGAACATTAACGGGAGCGTTAGTGTTGGCGGGTGCTCCAACAGCAGACTTAAATCCTGCGTCGAAAAAGTATGTGGACGATATATGCGGGGACATTGAAACGGCATTAACTACGATCAATACAGCGCTGGGAGGATTGATATAATATGAGTATTTCAAGTTTATTATCAAGTATATCCGGCTATGTATCGACGCTTGACACCATAAGAACAAACATCAGGAGCGCTCTTGTCAATCAGGGCGTTTCGGCATCGGACCATGATTTCTCCGACTTTGCGTCGGATATTGCGGGCATTTCGGGCGGCGGAGTTACAACAACATCCCTTTCGGTCACGGCCAACGGCACATACACAGCTCCGGCGGGAACGGCTTACACGCCTGTTACGGTCAATGTGGGAAGCGTAATACCAAACTTACCTAATGACGGGAAAACAAGAATTTGCTATAAGATACCAGATGATGCACAGAATTTTGGAAAAACAATTACTTTGGATGTGTATTTAGAAACAGCAGATACAGCTATTTCCGTTGACTGGGGAGATGATTCGGAAGCCACTACCGCTTCAGGGGAAGGAAGACAAACACTTACCCATGCTTATTCTACGGTGGGTGAGCATATAGTTACAGTCACGATAACAGCCGGAACAATTTATTTTGGCGGTGGCTCAGGTCATGCAATATACGGGGGACCTTCTACAGGTTTACCGTCTTATGTTTATTGGGCGGTATTTGGAACAGGCGTTACAATGTTAAGTTCTTATGTTTTTTCTTACTGCACATCACTCAGAGAAGCAAGGTTACCTTCGAGCGGATTAAGTGCAGTAAATGCTAATGCATTTGAATACTGCGCTTCATTAACAAGCATCAATCTTCCAAACTCGATTACTTCTTTTGGAACATACTGTTTTTCTTATTGTTATGCATTGTCAAAACTAACATTGCCGAACACCATAACAGCACTTCCAGGACGTATGTTTATGAATTGCCGAAGTTTAATTGAACTAAATATTCCGAATACAGTAACATCAATAGGCTCACAATGTTTTGCATCGTGTGTCAACTTGCAAAAACTGCGTTTTAACAGTGCTACTCCGCCCACAGTAGACGCCTCAAATGCTTTCTCGGGGTTGCCGACATCATGTATTATTTCTGTTCCTACGGGCAAAAAAAACGCATATACCAGCGCAGCAAACTACCCGTCAAGCAGTAGCTATACTTATATAGAGGAGTGATAGAGTGCTGAGAAGTGAAATGATAGCGGAAAACAGAATAAGATATTACTCCGATGAGGGGTACTACATACGGCAGGTCGAAACAGGCGTTTTGTACGAGGACGCAGCCCACGACTTGCCTGTTTTATTTACATACGAAGAAACGGATAAGCTGATACCCGTTGAAGAAGAAAACGAAGGGGAGGGATAATATGGCATTAAACAACTGGGCACAAATCCGGCATTTGTAAATACGTGGCAGTCAATAAGTTAAAGGGGTGAGAAAATATGGCGAAACAATCTTTATCAGCATACAGGGAAACGCTGAACGGATCAGCGGCTAAAGGCGCGTCAAGCACATCCGGCACATCGAGCTCCAGTACGGCAGGGACAACAAAAGTGTCCGGCACAGCAAAAGCGGTTTCGACGCCAACGGTGAGCCAGACAAAGACGGTATCTTTGCAGCCGGCAAACACGAGCTCGGGAACGGCAAAGAGCACTTCTTCCGGATCGAGCGTAACATTCCAGCCAAACGGGACATCGAAGACAACATCAAGCTCAGGAACAGCGGGAAGCTCCGGCGGCGGAAATACAAATTACAGCTATAAGGATCTTTACAGGAATGCAGGCGTGGACAGCGCGGCGCTCAATAAAAAATCTTACGATCAGAACGACATAAAAACTTATGGGAATCGCGAGACGGCCTATAATTTCTATGACAAAAACACAGGCAAGACAAATACTGTTTACAGCAACTTAACAAATTACAAGGACGCGGCGAAGGCAGCGGGTTATGACCTTGCAGACGAAGGAAAAACATGGTCTTTAAGTTCGGCGGCGTCTTATGGCGTTGCTGGTTCGTCGGGAAGAGGGACTTCCTACGGAGCGAGCGGAGGCTCTTATGTATATAATCAGCCCGCGTCCGGCGGGTTCTACGGCGAGGCTATGAGAGCAGTCAACAACGCCAACGACCAGTACGGAGGCCTGCAAAATGTTGTGAGAAACAACGACAGTCAGTATAAAGAATATATGCAGGGGAATTATCTGCCTATATACGGACAGGATCCGAATACAATCAACTGGAGCGAAGTCGCAAACGGGACAGCGGCGCAGAATTTCTACAACAACGGCGGAGTTCTGGCGCAGGAACCCGTGATTGAACAGCAGACCAATAATTTCTGGGACAAGTACCTTCAGAACCTTCAGGAAGGACTTGCTTATAATGCCGTGGATCTGGCGTACACTCCGCCTTCATACGGAGAAACTTCGATTTCCGACGCTGTGAACAACGCAATAGAAAACGGAGCAAATGCACTGGGATATAATCCATACACAAGTTATATGCAGTACCAGCCGATAAACGCGGCGCAGTGGAATTACGACGTGCCGGAGACGGTGAGAATGCAGAACCAGTACGGGAACTATACACCGGCAACTACGGCTTACGGAGATATGCTCAGTTCTGCCGTTTCCGACGCGGATCTTGCTATGGCCCAGTACTGGAGCGAGATAGCGGCGACGGCTAAGAGCGAGAATGACAGGCAGTATGCGCTGAGACAGGCGCTTAATTATCGTAATAAAATAGCGTGAAAGGAGTAATACTATGGGATTTTTTTGTTTAGACGCGGCAGGAATTATGCACGGATATGAGGAATTGGAAACAGCGTTGGTAAAATGCAAACAGGGAAAGATCGTTACAAACGATTTCCGTATAAAGGGCGGCTTTCCCGTAGATTTCGAGGGAGACGCTTATATAATGTACTCAGCTGACAGAGAAAAGAATCAGCGTAACTTCCCCGAAATTTTAGGCAAAATATATAACGAGTGCGCAGAGGGTATCGAAGTAAAGGACCTTACCAAAGAGGAAAAATAAAGCAAAGGGGGCCTGACTTATGCTGATAACAATCGTAGTAGCGGTTTTTGCAAGCGCGGGTTTTTGGTCTTTTATTAACAGGCTTATGCAAAACAAGGGTGAAAAGTCGCCGGAGCGGCAAATGCTTTTAGGGCTGGCTCACGACCGGATATGTTATCTTGCGGAAAAGTACATAGAACGGGGCTGGATCACCCGTGACGAATATGAAAATCTGCATGATTATTTATATCTGCCCTATAAGAGGCTGGGCGGAAACGGCACGGCAGACAGATTAATGGAGGAAGTGGACAGGCTTCCTATACGTCAAAAGGACGGTGATTAACAATGAAGAAAGAAACCATTATCAGGACGGTAATACTTTTATATGCGCTCCTGAATCAGATCTTAACAATGACAGGGCACAGCATTTTACCCGTCGGAGAGGAACAGCTTACAGAGCTGGTAAGCGTTGGATTTACGGTAGTTGTTTCGCTTGTTACGTGGTGGAAGAATAACTCTTTCACGGCAGAGGCGATCGAGGCGGACAAATATCTTGAGCAGCTGAGAGGGGATCGCGATGTATAAAGTGAGCACGGATCTTTTGAGAACTGGGCACAGGTTACGCCCTGGCGGACATTACGGCAAGATGTCAATCACTATCCACTCAACGGGCAACACCGGCTCCACAGCGGAGAATGAGAGGGCTTGGCTGGACAACAGAGCCAACGACAGACAGGCTGCATGGCATTACGTTGTAGGCAATAAAAAAGTGATACAGGCAATCCCTGAGGATGAAGAAGCCTGGCACTGTTCAAGGTCAGAAGGCAACAAACACAGTATCGCGATCGAGATCATTGAAAGCGGAGACAGGGCGGCGGTACTTAATACGGCTGCGGAGTTCACGGCGGACCTTTTGAAGAAATACGGCTGGGGAACAGATAAGCTGTTGCGGCATTTGGACTGGTCCGGTAAGAACTGCCCGAGAATACTCATAGACAAGGGTTATATCAAGAACGGCCTCAACTGGGCGTGGTTCGTAGCGACGGTGGAGGCGTTTCTGAAAGGAGCTGAGAAGGTGGTAAAGCCCACAAAGGAGAAGATTCAGATTGACGGCAAGGAGTACGAGGCCGAGTGCGTGAACATCGACGGGTTTACCTATTGGAAAGTAAGAGACCTGGCGGGGCCTATGGGGTATGATGTAAGCAATAAAGGGAAGATGCCTGTATTAAATAAGGTAGAAAAAAAATAAGCTCCGTGGCAACTTTCGTGGCAACTCGGAGCTTATTTTGTAATAATCTTTGCAGAATATCATAATATGTGCAAAATACCATAGGCCGAAAACATTAAAAAATCAATAGGTTACTGAGAATCAAGGGTTTTGAGCGGAGAATCGGGAGGAGTTCAAATCCCACTTTCTCCGTTAAAAATCCCACTAATTTGTGGGGTTTTTCATTTTTCGTGGCAACTTCGTGGCAACTCCTATCATACAACTATGATAAAGATGATGAAAAGAAGTCGGCCAGAATTTGATCGTACTTCATCTGCTCCGATGAGAACGTATGCTGGTATATATTTTTCATGGTGTAGGCGGTGGACCAGCCGCCGCGCTCCATGGCGTACTTGTCGGGCAGGTTAAGTGCGAGCATGACAGAGGCGTTATAGTGCCTCAAAGAATGAAAGGAAAACCTCTCAAATCCATTACGCTTTATAATCTTGTCAAAACGGCAGGATAAAGCATTCGGGGACAACTGGACAATGTATTTGCCTTCCTTTGGTGCAGACTTTAAATTATCGGCCAAAATCGGGGGCATAGCAAGGGTTCTGTAACTGCTGTAAGTTTTAGGGTCCTTTATTATCCATTGGTTTTTATCGTTATGCACCCTTGCGTGGCGGACTGTGATCTTGTTTGCGGAAAAGTTCACGTCGTCCCAGGTCAGGGCGCAAACTTCGGAGCGGCGCAGGCTCAATGTGGCTGCAAGTAATATAGGTATATACATATCCGTATTTTCGGTTATGCTCAGCAAGCGGGAAACATCTTCTGTATTGGGGATGTATTTTTCCCGCTTTAATTTTTTTGGCAGCGTAGATCGCAGGGTAAACTCCGGCCGATACACACCGAGAGCCGTCGACAATAAGCCGTGGGCGTTGTGAACGGTTTTCGGGGAGTGGGTCAGAGCTTCGATATTGACGGCCATTTGTACCTTCTCGTTGGTAAGCTCGAAAAGAGGCATGGACATCAGGATTTGCAGATTGTTCCGGCGGATTACCTTATATGCCTTTATGGTACTGGGAGACAGGATATTGCTTTTCAGCTTTATATATCTGTCGATGGCTTCGCCTACTGTGATATACACAATATTCCGCTCCATTTCGGCGGCGTCTTTTATTTCCTTTGCCTTGTACTTTACTTCCGTTTTGGTTCGGCCCGTGACTGAGCGGGTGATCTTCTTTCCGCGCTCGTCACGTCCTAAATATACCCGTATTCGGTAGTTTCCGCTGGGCAGTTTTTTCGGTTCCATTTTAAGACCTCCTTTATATTGCATAATAAGGCGGCCTATGGTATACTTGCATTGGTGCAGGCAAGTCTACTTTACAGGCTTCCTCGTTTCACGGTCCCCTGTTGGCGCAGGGGACTTTTTTTATTTGTTGCTTTTCATTTCGGCTGCGGCTTCCGGCAGGCAGTAAGGGCAGGGCTCGTACCCGTCGGCTCTTGCGTTTTTATAGGACGTTGCTTTATGGATCTCCCCAAAGGCGAAGTCCGCCTGTTTGCAATTCCCATAATGCACAAGATTTGTGTCGAACTCTTCCCAGTAATATCCGGTCCGCTCGAAATGCGCCGAACATGAGGAAATGCCGACATACACAAATGTTACAATGCCTAACAATACGGCTACAAAAGCCATATACCGCAGATGATCCTTTAAAGCGTTTGGTATATACATTATATATCTCCTTCCTATATCAGTTTGCCTCTGACTTCCACTGCAAGACCTAAGATCTTGACGGGTAAGTCGTGGACATCTTTCCAACTGAAAAATATAGGGTCATATTGCGGGTTATACGAAACGAGCGTAAGGCCGTTATCATTTTTGAGCACCTTTTTGCAGGTGCCCTCCTGGCCGTTGACAAGGACTATTGCTATGCTTCCGTTTTCCACGTCCTCTTGTTTCCTTATAATAACAACATCGCCCTCAAATATTCTGGGCTCCATTGAGCGGCCTTTAATTTTCAGGCCAAAATACTCGCCCGACCTTGCCATTGAAGATGGTATCTCTTCATAATCAATTATTTCCTCTATCGCTTCAATGGGGATCCCCGCCGCCACACGTCCGAGAACGGGAACAGTCACGGACTGCGTTTGCTTATCGGGTTTATCGTCCCAACACATAAGATATTCCGGTGTAGTCTGTAATGCTTCCGCAATAGGCTCTAAAAGAGCAAGGGGAAGATTTTTAATATCTCCGCTTTCGTATCTATAAATAGTAGTGCGGTTTTTATTAAGTTTTGCCGCCAGTTCATCTACTGACATTTCTAAGTATTCACGCCTATGCTTAATACGCAGGCCAATATTTTTTTCCATTTTTTTATCTCCTTTCCATATATAATATAACACGGTATTCGCAACAATGCAACAAAAAAATCAAAAAGAAATAAAAAAATTGCGTAAAATGCAAAAAAAGTGTTGACAAGGAAATATAAAAGATGTAAGATAAAGAAAATTGCATGATATGCAACAACCGAAAGGAGGTGTGATATTGGTTAATATAGATAAGTTAAGAGGAAAAATCGTTGAGAAAAGATGTACGGTAGAAACACTGGCGGAAAAGATGGATATTGATAGATCTACATTATATCGCAGGATAAATGGAGGCGGATTAGATTTTACTATTGGAGAGGTTAATAAGATAGTAGAATCTCTGGGGCTGACTAATGAGGAGGCTATACAAATTTTTTTTGCCCAACCTGTTGCATGACACGCAACAATTTAGATAGGAGGTATAAGAATGAAAGAGCTTACAAAAAAGGAAAAGGACGCGATCAAGAAGGCGCGTAACGCTTATATGCGCGAATATTACCAAAGAACAAAGGAAAAGAAAAAGGAAGCTATAAACAAATACTGGCTTAAAAAGGCCGAGGAATACGGGTTTATTTAAGGAGGCAGACAATGAACTATAAAGAAGCTTTTGAAAAGATGAAGAAAAAATTATCCGAATGGTATTTGGAAGACGTGAAAATTCGGGATTACAGTCAGGCATTACCGAGTGAGGCCCAAGAAGCAGACGTAAAGTGCTCTGTTTTTGATAGTGTAAGAATATACCTTTCCGAGTTATCTAAAGATGAGAAAGGTTTTAAAGAATTAAAGGAATGTGCGGAAACACAAGACACTGTGTGTCACGCCTACTGGGCGGCTTGGCTGAAGATAAAACACGAACTTTCGAAATTGGAGGAGGCGGCAAAATGAAAAGAGGAAGCAACAAGATATATACCTTTGTATGCGCAACTATATGGGGCTATATCAAACGGAACAGGGTAGACGTTGAGGATCTGGCGGCCTGCACCGGCCGGATCGCCAAATCTACATTATATCAGCGACTCAGGCAGCCGGAGGACTTCCGGCTGAGCGAGCTGATAGCGGTAGCAGACAAGATGGGCATATCGGTATCTGAGTTAATAGGAGAGACGAAATAGAGGAGGGATAAAGATGTTTGATTTTACGATAGTGAACTACAAAAAATACAAGGTTGATATTGCTGTATACACGAAGGTACTGACGGATATTTTGTCAAACGATGTGCCTATGTGCGAGGTCAGAGGCTATGTCAAAGAGATAGTAGAGGAGCTGGACAAGGTCCTTGAGAAGAAAGTGGAGATACCGGAGATAGGGAGGAGGGATTGACGGCGAATGTATTATGTAGCGTTAAAGAGGCTAAAGGCGCGAATGGTCGAAAAGGATATGACGGCGGAGGATCTGAGCAGGCTTTTAGGACTGTCGGTCAATTCGATTTACAGGCGGCTCAACGGAAGATCGCCCTTTACCATAGACGAGGTACATATAATATGCGAGGAATTAGGCTTGACGGAGTTAGGCATCAAGAGGACGTTTTTTGCGGAGAAATAAAAAAAGGAAGCTCGCCCGCAGAGACAAACAGCCTGAAAAACTGCGGGCAAAGCAACCCAAAACAACGTATATATATTACCACGTTTCGGGGAGAAAGTCAAGAGGAAAGGAAAGGCTGAAATGAGTAACGATATTTTAAGACATTGTGAGGAGCGCTGGCTCGATCCTGATTCGGATTCTTATGTAAATGCTTACAGAAACGGCGTTGAATTTGATGATAATTATAACATAGCGTTATGCGAATTTCACGATGGCTACGTGTTGGAACATGAGATATTAGACGTTGGCGGTTTCCATATATGCGAGGACTGCGCCGCCGAGATAGTAGACGCATGGAATAAGCGATACGGAGGGAAAAAATGATAAATCAGATAGTTATAGCGTTTGCGATTGCGGGCACAGTCGCAGGAAATACACAAGTAAAGACGGTTGAATTAAAAGACCCGTTTTATGAAGAAGTTATTAAGGTGGTAGAGCCTGAAAGGGATTATTACACCGTGACATTTGAAACTACTGCTTATTGTCCGTGTGCTAAGTGCTGCGGTAAGTCAGACGGAATAACAGCAAGCGGAACTTATGCGACAGCGGGACGGACGATAGCAGCTCCGAGCAATTACGCATTCGGTACGGAAATTGAAATAAACGGGAATGTATATGTTGTAGAGGATAGAGGCGGAGCGATTAAAGGAAATCGGATAGATATATTCTTTGATTCGCATTCCGAGGCTAATAATTACGGGAGACGGACGGTAGAAGGGAAGGTGTTTTATTAAGTGATAGGATATAAGGTTTTTGAAAGTGACTGGACGTGCAGAGGGTTTAAGTACGAAATTGGGAAAACATATCATCACGAAGGTATGCCTGTTTGTTGCCAAGAGGGTTTTCATTTTTGTAAAAAATTAGCGGATTGCTTTGATTATTATCCTTTTGTTTCAACTAATAAAATTGCCTTTGTTGAATCGAGAGGAGCGGTTGTTTCTGATGATAACAAAAAGTTTTGCACAAACGCAATAAAAATACTTGCCGAAATTGACTGGCATACGGGTTTAGAATTGGTCAATACGGGGCAAGCCTGCACTGGACTTTGTAACAGCGGAAACCGTAACAGCGGAAACCGTAACAGCGGAAACTGTAACAGCGGAAACTGGAACAGCGGAAACCGTAACAGCGGAAACCGTAACAGCGGAAACCGTAACAGCGGAAACCGTAACAGCGGAGACTGGAACAGCGGAGACAGTAACAGCGGAAACTGTAACAGCGGAAACCGTAACAGCGGAGACTGTAACAGCGGAGACTGTAACAGCGGAGACTGTAACAGCGGAACCTGGAACAGCGGAGACTATAACAGCGGAGACTGTAACAGCGGAAACTGTAACAGCGGAGACTGGAACAGCGGAAACTGTAACAGCGGTTTTTTTAACACTACAACACCGAAATTGCGATTTTTTGATGTAGAAACAGATATCAGCTTGCAGGAATGGATGGATTCTGATGCTTATTACGTTATGCGGACAATGCCAACTCCAACAAACATGTGGATTCTAATTGAAGATATGACGATAGAAGAAAAAATACTACACGAAGAATCGGAAACTACGGGTGGGTATCTCAAAAAGGTTGAAGTGACAACAGAACAATTAGACGGCTGGTGGCAAGGCTTATCAGATCAAGACAAAGCCGTAATTAAAAACATTCCGAATTTTGATGCACAAAAATTTGCGCAGATTACCGGAATAAGCGAGGAGTTGATTGATTAATGGAAAAATTAAAACCGTGTCCGTTTTGCGGCGGAGAGGCGGACGGTAGAGGGGAAGGTGTACTATTGAAACCAATCAAAGTATTGAGCTTATTTGACGGTATAAGCTGCGGCATGGTGGCTTTGGAACGTGCAGGAATACCCGTTGAAAGATATGTAGCTTATGAGATCGACAAGTACGCAATCAAAGTCAGCGAAAAGAATTATCCGCAGATAGAGCATTGCGGAGATGTGTTTGACGGCGATTTTACGCAGTATAAGGGTTTTGATTTGTTAATAGGAGGATCACCTTGTACCTACTGGAGCATAGCAAAAAAAGGCAGAGAAACCACACCAGACGGCTTAGGCGGACAGCTTTTTATGCAATATGTTAGAGCCTTAAAAGAAAGTGGCTGCAAGTGGTTTTTGTATGAAAATAACTACTCCATTCACAAAGATATTAAGGCTTTTATCTCTGAGCAGCTCGGCGTTGAACCGATTACGATTAATTCTGCTTTGGTTTCTGCACAACAAAGAAAACGCTGTTACTGGACGAATATACCGAATGTGACGCAACCCGAAGATAAAGGGATATTGCTGAAAGACGTTATTGAGAGCGGTCTTGTGTGGACGGGTAAAAGTTATGCGTACACGTGCAGCTCTTGCAGAGGAATATTGAAAGACGCATCGACACGACACAGGCACAGTTTAGTTGCTGAACCCGTAGGCGGGGCATTAAGAGGCATATATAAAGAAAGCGGAAACCGTCATGTGAAGTGTGAAGGCGGAACAATACAAGTTCCAGAAGTACGAAAAGACGGGAAAGCAAACTGTATAACTTGTGTGCAGAAAGATTCTATGGTTGTCCAGCCTGTCAGGGTGGGTGAAATAGGCAAAGGCGGACAGGGACAGCGTATTTATAGCGTGGAAGGGAAATCCATTTGTTTGTCAGCACTTGGAGGCGGACAAGGGGCGAAAACAGGCTTATATGCTATTGAAGCATACGATTTTAATAAACCTTTACCATTAGGCGTTGTAGGCGAAAGCAGACAAGGTTATACAATATATAGCGTTAGAGGCAAGAGTGTAAGTTTGTGTGCAAAAAGCGGTGGGATAGGAAGTAATACAGGTTTATACTACATAGACTTGCCGGACGGAGAATATATAATCCGAAAACTTTCACCGATAGAAGCCGAGCGATTACAGACGTTGCCCGACAACTATACAGAGGGAATCAGTAACACACAGCGATATAAATGTATCGGCAACGGGTGGACGGTAGATGTCATTGCACATATTTTAAAAGGAATGAAGGAGGTAAATAAATGGATTGGATAAAAACGAGTGAGAGATTGCCGGAGGTGAAAGAATGAGCGAAAGGAATCAAGAAATAAAAGCCGATGCGGGGAAATGGAGGTTTTCTCTTGTACCTACTCAGATCATCAAAGACATAGCAGAGGTCAGAGAATACGGTGTCCAGAAATACGGCGATTCGGAGAGCTGGCGGCAAGTAGATCTTTACAGATACGCAGATGCACTCGGCAGGCATTTTATTGAGTTTCTGAAAGACCCGTTAAGCAAAGATGATGAATCAGGTGTTGAACATTTTAAACACATGGCGTGCAATATGGCGTTTTTATGTGAAATATTGAAGGATGAGGACAAATGAGTTATAGCTCCGTCGATAAGATTTGCGAAAGGTGCAGGAGGTATCAAAACAACGAGTGCAAGGGGCTTTTAGAGTATTACTGGACGGACTGTCTGATCTATCTGCCCCGAAAGAAAAAGAAGGTGAAGTATGGGCGTATCGCTGGAAAAAGCTCACAAGAAATACCAGAGGGAGCGGTTGATAAATGACACTCTGAGAAAGGCGGAAACGGAGATAATTAACGTCGTAAGCTCAAACTGTCTGGCTGCCTGCTGTCTGGTGCTTCATGACAAGTTCGGATTCGGGAAAAAGCGGCTGACAGAATACATGGCCTGGGTCTATGACTGTTTCGATTCGATATACCAGGACTATGTGAGCTTTGAAGATCTGAAAGAGTGTATTTATGACGAAATGGGAATTGATTTTGACGAAGTGGAAAAACGGAGGCTTTTAGAATTGCGAAGAAGGAGAGGAGAGATCGAATGAATATATATCATAAATATCATGTGGACAAGATGACGGAAAGAGAAGTGTATATCACGCTGGGAGAGGTACTTACGAAGCTGGAACAGGTCACACACCTTGTATTATCGGCCAAATATAACTTCCGCAGACTTGACGAAAGGGAGCTGTTATATGCTTTGGGATATTACGAGGACGCGGAAAACAGCGATTGGCCGGAGTTCAACCCCGTGAAGGATCTGGGACTTGAAAGCGCTGACGAGCTGAAAGGCGGCGTTGACAAATGCTGAGTTTATACGAGATAAATCAGGCGATACAGGCCTGTTTTGACGAGGAAGGGAATGTTATTGACGCTGACGCGCTGGAATACTGGAGGAACGAGGAAACGGGAGCTTTGGGCCGCTGGATAATAAATCTGCGGGCGGAGAGCCAGGCCTACAAGGACAGAGCGGCGCTTTTCACGGAACGGAAAAAGGCCGTCGACAACAAGATCGAGAATCTTGAAAAGCGGCTTGCTGAGAGGCTGCAGGGCCGGAAATACAAGGATTTTGACGTACAAATAAGCTGGAGGCGGTCACAGAGCGTTGAGGTGTCCGACGTTGAGGCGCTGCCGGAGGAATTTGTTGTTACTGAAACGACATCCAGGCCGGACAAGGCCAAGCTGAAAGAGGCCCTTAAACTGGGTGAGATAATCGAAGGCGCAAGGCTTATTGAAAACAACAACATACAGATCAAATAAGGAGAGGAACGATGAAAAATCTTGACATATACGAGGAAGTACGCTCCGTGCCGAAAGAGGCGCAAAAGACCATAGGCGCGGGACGGCTGAAAAACTTCACGGATATAAATCCCATGTGGAGGATAAAAAAGCTGACAGAGCTTTTCGGGCCCTGCGGGCTGGGCTGGTGGTACACGATCGACAGACAATGGATAGAGTATGCGCCCAACGGCGAATACAAGGCATTCTGCAATATTTCTTTATACTACGCAGATCCGGAAAGCGGAAGCGTATCACAGCCGGTACAGGGCACAGGCGGAAGCGCGTTTATCGCCAATGAAAAAAGCGGGCCCTATGTATCTGACGAGTGTTACAAAATGGCGCTTACCGACGCTTTGAGCGTGGCAGCAAAGGCGTTAGGCATAGGAGCCGATATATACTGGGCGGCGGATTCCACGAAGTACACGGCCAAAAAAACGGAACCGGCAAAGGCGGCGCCGAAGCAGGCGGCCGAACCTGTTAAAAAAGAGCCGGAAAAGGCCGATTTAAGCCCTAAATTCCCAAAGGGCGGATTTATGACCGCCGACAAGCTGAAAGAGCTTACAGAGCTTGCAGGAGCCTTAAACTACGGACCGAAAAAGCTGATCCTTGCGACGCAGAAGAAATACGGCAAACTTCCTACAGAGCTGACGGAGGAGGAATATAACGAGATAGTTGCGACAATGGCAGAAAAAATATCGGAGGGCAAGGCCGATGAACCGGAAAAAGCAGACAAATGAGCTGAGATCTTATAATATTACCGTTTGGGGACGTTATCCGTCCCTGAACGAGTACATAAAAGCCCTGAAAAACAGCAAGCATGTCGGCGATGCTATGAAAAGCAGATCGCAGGAAAATATTATTGCCGATATTTACGAGCAAAAAGGCAGACTCAGGATAGATAATCCCATTGTGATACACTACACATTTATTGAGCCCAACAAAAAGCGCGACAAGGACAATATAAGCGGATATTTCCACAAGGTATTCCAGGATGCCCTTGTTCAGGCCGGCGTTATCGTCAACGACGGCTGGTCGTATATCATCGGGTATTCGGACGGCTTTGACGTGGACAGCAACAATCCGCGGATAGAGATCGTGTTAGAGGAGGTGGAACGGTGAGGGACAGGGATTCGTTTATTTTTTACCGGAGCTTTTTCGAGGCGGCGGAGGAGCTGGGCGATCCGGATTTCGGACAGCTTATGAGGGCGGTGTGCAGCTATGCCCTATACGGCAGGGCGATAGATCTGTCCGGTTTTCAAAGTTCGCTGTTCAAGCTCATAAAGCCGCAGTTAGACGCTAACCAGAGGCGCTACGAAAACAGTCTGAAAGGCGGAGCTCCCAAAGGAAACAAGAACGCGGCAAAGAAGAAGAAAACAACCGAAAAACAACCAACGGTTGATTTTGAAAACAACCAAAAAACAACCAAAAAACAACCTAATGAAAATGATAATGTAAATGAAAATGAAAATGATAATGTAAATGATAATGATAATGATATAGCTGTTCCGGCTGACGCCGCAAAAAAGACAGTCAAAGTTGAATGCAAAAACGGGAATGTAATTGACGTAGATCTGAACGGTGACAGGATATCGCGAATGGTAACGGAGGCTATGACGGGAAAGCCCTGGGAACAGATTTTGAAGGAGGCGGAATAAGTGAATAAAGTTTTTTTAATGGGACGTTTGACGAATGAACCGGAGGTAAGAATAACTGACAGCGGCGCAAGGGTATGCAGATACAGGATAGCGGTGCCCCGTGAGTTCAGGCCGAAAGAGGCAGACTTTTTTTCGTGTGTTGCCTTTAACCAGGCGGCAGATTTTGTGGCGGAATATTTCAGTAAGGGCAAAGGGATCATTGTACTGGGACGGCTTACAAATAACAATTATGAGACCAAATCGGGAGAAAAACGGTATACGACGGAGATAACCGTTGAGAGGCAGTATTTTCCCCTGGGCGAAAGGGCAAAGACCGCCGACAGCTCGGAGGGACCGGAGCTTTTTGTCACGGCCGATGACGATGACGACGATATGCCCTTTTAAGGCGGTGGTATTATGATTAACTGGAACGGAAAGGACATGGAGCGGAGGGCGGACAAGTATCTGTCGCAGGTGGAGCTTTTCAGGGTCAAAGTCAAGATAAAAGAGGACGAGATAAGGGAGCTTAAGGAAACGCTCGGAATACATTGTCAGGCTCAGCTTGAGAGGGTTCAGACGGGCGTTAATATAGACGCAATAAGCAACGAGGTGATCAAATATCTCAATACGGAGGACGAGCTCACAAGGTGCAAAACGGAGCTTGTAGAGGCGCGGGACCGGATCATTAACGAGATATTCAGGCTTTCCGACAAATATCATGTGCAGATTTTGACTTTATTCTACGTCAAGGACTGGCCTATGACGAAAATAGCCGCCGATCTGCATTATTCGGAGGCCCATACATACCGGCTTTATCATGCGGCGCTGCAAGCCTTTTATGAGGTGGTGTTAAAGCCGTTGTATCGGGAGAAAAATAAAAAAAGGCCGTGAGATAAACTCACGGTCTCTTTTTTTTGCACGGCAAAAAGACCGTGACGAATCACGGCCTTTAAACAAAATTGATTTTTGTGCAATCGTTAAGGTAGAAAACGATTGCGTTATTATTATAGCACGGTTGGAGAGGGAATGTCAAATCCAGTCGTCAGGGGCTATTATGCGGATCCCGTTGTCCAGAACTTAATCTAAAGGTTCGCCGTTTGCAATAAATTCGTTGCGGACACAAACGGAAACCATCTCATTAAAGGTTTCGCAATATTTATGATTAATATTGTTATATATCAGATCGGCATTATCGTCCTTGTGTGCGACAATAAATTCGGACAAGGATTCTGGCGTAAAGTTTTCGCCGTCAAAACTATCAGTAATGCAATCAATAAGCCTTTCCGGTGTTCCGTCTGCTTCGGCATACCAATACACTATTTCCTGAGCCTTTTTAGCAAGCTCTTTAACTTTGATTAACGTATTGGAAAATGCGTCATAAAAAGTGTATTCGGTGTATGGGCGGTCTAATCTATGCCCTATTTCTTCTTCTGTGTAGATTTGATCTTCGATTGCGCAAGAACAAACTTCCATATTGTTGATAGCGTCCTCGATTGCTGTTAGTGCAAGACTGTATTCTCCGTGAGGATAATGCTTGTCTACCCTATTTTTATATATAATATTCAACCAGTCTTGGATGTCTTCCATTTCTTTTTTGACTTCCTGAACCCGCATTATCTGTTTTTCAAAAATTTCGCTAAGCTCTGTTTTTGTACGTTTCATACTTTTTGCCTCCTTGGTTTTCCTTTCTTTTTTCAAGTTTGTGGCGGACCGGTGTATAGTCCGCCGTTTTGTGCTGTTCGTGTTCGTTTATGCAGTTTACGATATACTCATTGATTGAGCGGTCCTCTGATTCGGCGGCCGCCTTTATGATGGAGCGGTCGCCTTTCAGGATCCTTAATGAGATGTAGTCGTAAAGGGTCTTATTACGTTCTCTGACGTATTCTGCAAAGTCTGCCATTTAAAACTTCCTTTCTACTAAAATTTCGGCAATATGCGCCGTAATATACTATCTATGCTTATGCTTTGCAAGGTGATTGTTATCGCTAATAAGGCTATGATCTTAATCATGCTTTCGCTTCCTTTCTTGTTCGTTGTTTTGGGATAATTGCAAGGGGATCGGGCCCCTTGCTTATGCGATTGCTGCTAACTGTTTAATGTTGCCGTCAAGCATTTTCATTTTAGCCTTGTTATAGCTCTGGCTGTTGTAGATTTTTGTTGCGTTCAGGTAGCGGTTGACTTTTGTTATAATCTTTTCGCTGTTGGGCGCGGTAAGCATATCGGAGAGGATCATCTTAAAAGCTTTCTGGCCAAGTGGGAAAAGCTCTGACATATTGACTTGCCACCGGCCTTTTAATCCGCCGTGACAATAGGAAAAGTCCAAGTAAACTTTATCGCCCGTGCAGTCCGCTATGCTGAGGGTCTTTTCTTCCGGCTGTTCAGCTTTTGCAAGTTTAACCGGTGTGTTCTGGATCTTTTCATCAATAGCCGCGATCTTTTCGGCTTTTGTCTTTTCGGGTCCGTCGCCCTCTGGTGAGGGTTCGGGATCCTTTTCAAAGATTTCGTCCAGGCCGTCTATGAACTTGGCCGCTGTTGTGCGGATAGTTTCAAGGCAAGCTGTGAGTTCGGGCGTTTCCTTATCGGTGGCCCATGAGGCAAGATATCCAAAGGAATAATCCGATGTGTCAATGCCATAGTGTTTTGATACTACGTATGCTACGGCCTCGGCCTCTGTTTCCTGCTGTTCGCGGGTCTTTTCGCCGGCCTTGTCCAGGGTGTGCAGAGTTGCGTGGGCGCATTCGTGGATAAGGGTCTTTATTGTCTGTAATTCGCTTAATCCGGTTTTTATTGCTATCCGGTTTTCTGTGAGGCTGTAATAGCCTTTCGCGCCGCCTTGTATATCTTCGTAGTCAACGGGGATATTTATAAAAGTTTTCAACGCGTGGATCCATTTGTCGACGTTCTCAACGTCGCCGGTCAATTCGTGGCATATTTCCGGCAAAGGATCGCCGTCGGTCTGGCTTATGTCGAATGTGGGAACAAGTTTAAAGCCTGCTAAAAAGGGTGTTTCATCTTCGGGGATCTTGTTTCCGTTTTCGTCGGTGATATACTCGCCGTTTTCATCTGTTTTGTAGTGCTTTTTCACTATCGGCGCTAAAATCTTGAGGCCATGCTCGCCTTTTTTTACAAAACGGCTGCATTCTTTCCATTTTGTGTAGGATTGAACAAGGCTGGCGTCCGGCATTTGCATTCTTATCAAAAGCTGATTGTTAGCGCTGTACCGGTAAAGTCTTGAGCAAAAATCGAGATATTTCATAAATTCGTCGCTTGTAAATACGGCTTTAACGCCGTTTTCAAGCATTTGTGTTATCTGGTCCATTTCGGCCTTGCGTTCTTGTGCTGATTTTGTGCTGAATTTTTTTGTGCTGTTTGTCTTTTTCATGTGATCATTTCCTTTCTGTGCTGATTTGTTGTTGTTGTTCTGGGTTTTTGTGCTGATTTGTTGTTGTTTTGAGTTTGTGCTGATATGTTAACGCTTTTTTGTGCTGATTTTGTTCTTGTGCTGGTGGGATCTATCCGCGCCCCATGAATACATTTGAGGTATCTCAACGGTTTTCAGAGTTTTGCGGTCCTGGCGCGCCGGTGGTCGCTGAATGCGTCGGCGTTGGTCGCTCGCGCGCTGCTCGTGAGTGCGGATCTCTTATTCAGTTTTCAAAGTGCTTTCTTTTTTCTTTCTGATTATATGATACTATATATATGTTCATATTTCAATAGTAATAAGTACCAAAATAAAAAAATATTTTTGTGCAAAATGTCAAATCGGAAAAGGATCCAGGGAATTTCCGGAATGTTCCGGCGGGATTTTGTGAGATATTACGGGGAAAAGGATCGGATCCGGTAAGGCTGAATATTTGCGGAATATTTTGTAATAACAGAAATATTTATTGATATAATTCGATTTGACAGAAATATTTTCGGTGAATTATGGGATTGCAATAATAATTTTGGTTAATTACAATTCATAACAAAAAGAGCAATATTGCACAGGGCTGCGCGGAAAATTCTTTTTTTGAAAATCTGAAAAAAGAAAAAAGTTTTTTCAAAAAAGTGTTGACATGATTTTCGGCGGATCTGATTTTTTCCGGATCTGAAAAGCAGCGCCGGAAATCTTCTGAACGCATGAAAAAATCTTGCGAACGCATGAATGCCGGCCAAAAAAAACAACATGAGAAAAAATGAGAATGAAATCATGCTATTATGGAATTGAAAAATGCTTTTAAGTTTTTCATACTATCTATCTCTTTTCTTTCAAGATATACGTTGCAATCAGGGGACGGCCGCCAGGGCGGCGACAAGGCGCTTTTAAGGCGGCGCGATCCCTTGAGGCCAAACAATCGCGGGAAAAGGGAAAAGCTCTTTTAAAGGGCGGAATACGGCTGATACGTACTACTATAAACCTCCTCATATAAGTAATAAGGCAACATTTTGCAAGAGGCCCTCACATGAGGGCTTTTTGTATTGCCGGAAATAAAGGCGGTGAAAAGATGGGAAAGCTGAACGACAGACAGGAAAAATTCTGCATAGAGTATATAAAGAACGGCGGAAACGCAACGACAGCGTATAAAGCGGCGGGATATATGAATACGGCCGCGGCACACGTTAACGCCGGAGCTTTAATGCAAAAGCCGGAAATCAAGGCGCGAATTGCTGAACTGCTGGAACAGCAAAGGGCCGACGACATAGCGGACGCTAATGAGATATTAAGGTATTTGACCTCTGTAATGCGCGGAAATCACAAGACCGGACAGCTTGTAATTGTAGGCACAGGCCAGGGATATTCCGAGGCGGAAATCTTTGAAAAGGATCCCGACGAAAAGGAACGCATAGAAGCGGCTAAGACTTTGGCAAAGATCCACGGCTTATTTACCACAAAAATAGACCTTAACGGCGATATGCTTGTCCAGATAGTAGACGATATACCAGAGGACGGCGATGGCGAATGAAACGGCTTACAGACCTCATAGCGCCGTCATTTTACGGACTGCATAAAGACGTTAAGGACGAACGGCACACATATTATATGCTTAACGGTGGACGAGGATCCGGCAAATCAACATTTGTAAGCGTTGAGATAATCCTGGGCATAATCAAGGACAAGACGGCGAACGCGGTAGTATTGCGCAAAGTAGGCGTCAACATAAAGGACAGTGTTTATTCGCAGTTACAGTGGGCGATAGAGGCTTTAGGCGTAAGTCACTTGTGGAAAGAAAAGCTGAGCCCTCTGGAGCTGGTATATATACCGACGGGACAGAGGATCATATTCAGAGGCGCCGACGACCCGAAAAAGATAAAGTCAACGAAGTTTACCAAGGGTTACTGCAAATACGTATGGTATGAGGAATGCGACGAGTTCGCAGGAATGGAAGAAATAAGGACGATCAACCAGTCGCTTTTAAGAGGCGGGGAAAAGTTCTTTGTGTTCTATTCCTACAATCCGCCAAAATCAGTGCAAAACTGGATAAACGCCGAAAGCATGAGGGACGAGCCCTCAAGGATAGTGCACCACAGCACATATTTAACGGTTCCGGTTCAATGGCTGGGCGAACAGTTCATATTAGACGCCGAGGCATTACGGGAAAGCAAGCCGGAAAGCTATGCACATGAATATTTAGGGGAAGTAACAGGCACAGGCGGCGAAGTCTTCTCGAACGTAAAGACAAGAACGATTTCTGCGAAAGAAATAGCGGAGTTCGACAATATCGCAAGAGGCCTGGACTGGGGTTTTGCAAGCGATCCGCTGCATTATACGGTCAATCACTACGACAAGACGAGGCGTATTCTTTATATATTCTACGAGATACACGCCACAAGAATGAGCAATACAACCGTTGCGGAGCTCATAAAGAAAGAGAATCCGGACAATGACCTTGTTGTCTGCGACAGCGCGGAGCCGAAAAGCATTTCGGAGCTGAACAGTTACGGAATACGCTGCACAGGCGCCAAGAAAGGACCGGACAGCAGGGACTACGGAATAAAGTGGTTACAGGATCTCAACGAAATAGTTATCGACCCCGTGAGATGCCCTAACACGGCGCGGGAGTTTTTGCATTACGAATTGAAAAAGGACAAGGAAGGGAATTTTATACCAAGATTCCCCGATGTAAATGATCACAGTATAGACGCGGTAAGGTATTCCAGGGTATTCAATATTACGAAGCCCAAAGAAAAGCCGAAGCCCGTCTTTAATTTTGAGACAGAGAAACCGAAAGTGAACGTACTTATCGGAGGTGAAGACGTTGTTATCTGAGTATATAAGGCTGGGTATTATTTGCGCGGCTATGATAGTTTGTTTCGCAGTTGGCGGCATAGTCCACGAAGCGGGCTATCTGCTTGCGAAAAAGGAAGAAAAGGGCGGGACGGAAAAGCCTGTATTGTTCCGGCACGAGAACGATATACCGGAAGTCAATGTTAATGAGAATCCCTATTATGATGATGTACTTGCGAATATAGACGCATACGACGGGACATCGCAGGGACAGAAGGAAGTGAGACGTGAATGAAGCCGAGTATAAGAGAAGAAAAATACAGAAACAGACAGAATCAGGACTCCCAGACGGAAACGGAACAGCTTGAAGCATGGGAGATCTGGAAGAAGTACGAGCTGGGAAAGGAATACCAGCACAAAATCGACTTGCAGGACAGGACGGACACTTTTTTCCGGTTCTACAATGGGGATCAATGGCACGGCGTGAACGCAGGGGACGAGGATCTTCCTATTGCGAACTTTATTAAGCCCATTGTGAAATACAAAGTCTCAACGGTATGCCAGGACGGCAGGCAGGCTTTTTATAATCCCCTGGAATACGACAGGAACGGGGTAAACACGGAGGCCTGCGAAAAGCTGAACTCTTATTTCGCCAAGAAATGGGAGAAGGGCAAGCTGGACCAGGTTTCATGGGCGGTCAACAAGGACGCGGCTATCTGCGGAGCGGGATATGTATTTTTCGGAGAAGGATCCGACACGGAAGCAGGCCAGATTATAGACAACATTAATATCATGTTCGCAGACGAGAAGTCGGAGGACATTCAGTCGCAGAAATACATAATCATCAGAGAAAGAAAGTTCGTCAAAGACGTTAAAGCGGAAGCCCTTGAAAACGGAGTGCCGGAAGATGATCTCAACATGATAGTTTCCGACGAGGAATATCAGGAACAGTTAGGCGAGAAGCAGGAACAGAATTACGCGCCGAAGGATGGAAAGTGCATAAGCCTGCTTTTCATGTACAAAGACAAAGAAGGATTCGTGCACGTGCTGAAGGCGGTTCGGAATCTTATATACAGGCCGGACACGGTAATCCGTGCAAGAGGTCCCGAAGGCGAGTATTACGGCGGGCTGACGAGATACCCCGTTGTAAATCTTATCTGGGAGAGCGTTAAGAACAGTTCGCGGGGCTGTGGAGAAGTGGAATACATGATACCCAACCAGCTCACCGTAAACAAGACCCTTGCGAGAAGGGCGATCGCTATAAAAAATACGGCGTTCCCGAAAATAGCCTACAACGCGTCGGCTATCCAGGAACCGAGGGACATCCTGAAAGCAGGCGCGAAGATAGGGTTCACGGACGGAATGGGACAGGGCATAAATTCCATTATCGGATATCTTATGCCGGCTCACACAAGCCCCGACGCCAAAAATCTTACTGACGAGATAATCGGACAGACGAGAGAGCTTGCGGGCGCAGGCGACGCGGCGACAGGTACGATCGACCCCACAAAGGCCAGCGGCGCGGCTATTATAGCCGTAAGGGACCAGAGCGCCCTTCCCCTGAATGAGCAGGTAGCGAGATATTCACAATTCGTTGAGGACCTTGCCTATTTGTGGTACGACATGTGGCGGGCTTATAACCCCAACGGCCTGACGGTAGTTATAGACGATCCGGCAACGGGAGAGGAAGTAGAGGAATTTATTCCTCCTGAAGTGCTGAATAATCTGGATGTGAATGTCAGAGTAGACGTTTCGAAGCGTTCCGCGTATGACAGGTACGCCCAGGAACAGAGCTTACAGAACCTTTTCCAGATGCAGGCCATAACCTTTGACGAGTATGTAGAAGCTCTTGAGAGCGATTCCGTAATGCCCAAAGGAAAGCTGGAAAGGATCATTGAGAGACGGGGACAGATGCAGCAGATGCAGGCGCAGATAGAACAGCTTTCACAGCAGAATCAGCAGATGCAGATGATACTTGAGCAGATAGCCGGACAGGGAGCCGGACCGGAACAGGGTATGACCATGCAGGGAATGCCTATGGGAACTACACAAGGTATGCCTCAGGGTAATCCCACACAGCAGATATTGATTAATGGAGCTCCTACACTTCCGTTTTAGGAGCTTTTATTAATACATTGTGACCGACATTAATGACGGTTGCAAAATACACAAGAAAGACCGGAAACGGTCTTATTTTTATGCCCGAGAATGGGCGGAAAGGAGTTTTACAGATTTATGGACTATGAAGATTACACATTAGGCGCAGAAGATCTGGAGGTCGCCGACCCAGAGGAAATGAGTGTAGAAGAAGGCGCAGAAGGACAGGAGCCCGCCGAACCTGTGAACAGTCCGGAACCCGACACGACGGGAGAACAAAGAAGAAATCAGGATGCGGCCTTTGCGGA